TCTCCCCATGGAAGCTGCACAAAAATCAGAGAAAATGAGTCACATTGAATTACACAACGATGCCATGAGAACAGGGAAATTCTTTGCTAAAAAAGACTCCCTATTTGCGCAAGACTGCTTTCTAGTTGAGAAAGACACCGACAAATCAAGAATCGATAAGGTTGTAATCAGTGATAAGTATCATAGTGACGTTTTAGACGCTGCGCTTTATGGATTTAGGGAAGCCTTTCACTGGCTTTATGAAGCAGAACCTATCAAAACTAAGCCAAATAGCCCTGAATTCTTTCAAGAACAAGCCGATGATATGGAAAAGCAGTTGATAAACCAGCTAAAACAAGCAAAAGAAGATGACATATGGGGCGATTCTGGTTGGTACAGCTAACAAAATTGTGCCAATATCAGTACAAAAGGGGCCAATGACACCTAAAAACATGCGGGAATTGATCAAAATAGCTAAAAAACACGGCCTAAAACGCCTAAAACTAGGTACTTTTGAAGCTGAATTCTTTGAGAAATCTCCCAAAAGGGTGGGTATACCAAGGGGTCTTAAAAACCTGAAAGTAGATCAAGTGTCACCCCCAACAGAAGATGAGTTGTTATTTTGGTCAAGCGGCACAGATATAAAAGCCGAAAGAGAATTTGCAGAAGAGAAGATCCAAAAACAACAACAATAACACCCTGGGGTAAGACAACATGGCAATCGACTTCACGAAGTTTCGAACCGACGGATCATCCCCTGATGATGATAAAAATATTGATCGCAAATGGTGGCTCGCTAATAAAACAGATAGACCCGAAGCCATCGGACGTATCGTAAACTTCATTGCTCAAAATGATTCCATCAGACACCACCAATACCAAGTCTCAGCCAGACTTTATGGCAACACTCAGTTAGTCGGTGCTAGCGGATACTCAGCCCCCACAAAACGCTCTGTCGAAAATGCCATCAAAGATAGATTAACTAGAAACGTTTGCCAGTCAGGTATCGACACAATAACGGCCAAAATGTCTAAGAATAAACCAAGGCCTATATTTCTAACATCGGGAGGGGATTATAAACTCCAAAGAAAAGCTAAAAAACTTGATAAGTTCATTGAAGGCATATTTTACGAAAACGAAGCCTACAAAAAAGGACCCGCCGCCTTTACAGACGCAGGAGTATTGGGGGATGGGATTATACACGTCTACAACTCCTTTAACCGAGTCAAATGGGAACGTGTCATTCCAAGTGAACTATACGTTGACTGGGTCGAGGCGTTCTACGGCGAACCCAGGCAAATGCATCGAGTTAAGAATGTTGATCGAGACGTCCTCATCGAAACCTTTCCGAGATTTAGAAATAAAATACTAGACGCCCAAGGCGCTTCCCTCATCCGAACAGGTGAAAATCAAAACGTCGCAGACCAAGTCACATGCATCGAATCATGGCATTTACCATCAGGGCCTGAAGCTAACGATGGCCTTCATTCTGTTTGCATCGCTAACCAAGAGCTCTTCTCAGAACCCTGGACTCGCCCCAACTTCCCCTTTGCAAAGCTCCCATGGGCTAGACGCATGTACGGCTACTGGGGACAAGGTGGCGTTGAGCAAATTCAAAACATCCAATTAGAACTAAATAAAATACTTTGGGTTATCCAAAGATCAATTCATCTAGCAGGCTCTTTTAAGGTCTTACTTGAAAACGGATCTAAGATTGTTAAGGAATATCTTAATAACGATATCGGCGCCATTATCACCTACGCAAACACCCCACCACAATTTGTAACCCCACCCGTCGTACCAGTCGAACTCTACCAACAAGCCGTTAATCTTATTAACTATGCCTATGAACAATTAGGTGTCTCACAACTCTCAGCCGCTTCTAAAAAACCAGACGGCCTAGACTCTGGTAAAGCGCTTCGAGAATTCAATGACATTGAATCTGATAGGTTCACAGTCCTTGGACAAAACTATGAAAACTTCTTTTTAGAGTTAGCAAAACTCTCTATTCAAGAGGTGAAGGCAATCTACAAAGACCAAAAAGAATATAAGGTCCAAGTCCCAGGTAAGAAGTTCATCGAAACCATTGATTGGGATGATATCAATCTTGAAGATGACGAGTTTTACATGAAAATGTTCCCCGTCTCTTCTCTCCCAAATGAGCCAGCAGGCCGACTTGAAACCATTCAAAACTATATCCAAGCAGGCTTCTTATCCCCAAGACAAGGCAGACGCCTCTTAGACTTCCCAGATCTGGAACAAATTGAATCCCTTCAAAACTCAACAGAAGATTACCTGCATGAAATACTAGAAAAGATTGTTGATGAAGGGGAATACACACCACCTGAACCCTTTGATGATTTGCACCTTGCTCAAGAGCTGGCCCTTGAATACTACGCTCAAGGTAAATGTAATGGTTTAGAGCCAGAGAAACTTGAAATGCTAAGAACCTTCTTAGATCAAGTACAACAATTAGTTGCTAAAGCAACCCCACCACCGATGCCCCAAGGAGGTATGCCTCAAGCACTACCCGAAGCAGCACCGGTGAGTGATCTTTTACCAAATGTCCCGGGAGGAGTTTGATTGGGTCAGGTCCTTAAATCCACAGACGTTAGATACTTTACCTTTTACGTTCAGTTCCCAGACGGGGAAACTAAATGGCATCAAATCCCCTTCATTCATGACCTCATGTTTGAACTAAAACGTGTGGCCATCAGACTTAGGTCTTTAGGTGTGAGTGATCACCCAGGCTTTGAACGAGATATCCTACAAAAGGGTGAGTATAAGTGGACAGATAATAGAAAAAACAAATGGCTTCTAAGAGTCGAAACTAAGCCAAGAAAAGATAATTGGATCTAAAGGAGATAGAATGAGTGTACAAGGTGTAGAGACAGCAGCCCAAGTTCCTACAACAGAAGTTAAACCCGAAGCCACCCAAGCAGCAGCACCACCGCCAACCACGCCCGAAGTCAAAGAAACCGAACGTCCTCAATTTGCAGCTATTGTTAAGAAAGAAAAACAAATCGTCAGAGAACGACAAGCCATTAAAGCTGAGCGGGAACGCTTAGAATTAGAGCGTATGGCCTTCCAAAAAGACATTGAAGCCATGAAACGCTTTAAAGAACTCTATAACCCCATGGACGCCCTTAAAGAAAAAGGGTGGTCCTATGAAGATTTAACAAACTTCGTTCTCCAAGAAGGCAAAGTCCCACCTGAGAAACTTGTGGGCGATATTAAAAAGGAACTTGAAGAATTCAAAACCCAACAACAACAAGAGCGTGAAAAACAAGCCCAAGAAGCCAAAGAACGAGCTGAACTTGAAATGCAGCAAGTGGTTGAAAACTTTAAGAATGAAACAAATCAATTCATCCAAACTAATAAAGACACCTATGAATTAATTAATCTGCATGATGCCTCAGAGGTCGTATTTGCTACCGTGGAAGAGCACTTTAATAAGACTAATAAAATACTAAGCATTAAAGAAGCCTGCGATTTAGTTGAGAAATACTTAGAAGATGAGACAACAAAAGCCCTATCTACTAAGAAACTATCAGCTAAATTTAAATCCCTTGAAGCCGATAAGACAAAAGAAGAGCCTGGAGCCGTTCCAGCTAAGGGATCGCCCAAAACTCCGGATTACACGAGTTTTACTCTGAATAACACCATGACACCCGGAGCTGGAGCTGGACCCGTGGCAGCTAAAACATTAGAAGATAGAATGCGTCGGGCTATGGCAGTACTTGATAAACGCCAAGCATAATGCAAGTATGAAATAAGAAATTAGTAAGCGGTAAGAAGAAAAGTTCCCTAAAACATAGTGAGAGTGTGTGTTTGCCACTCTAGATAGAACCCCAATAGACGCTAAAAGATAAATACCTGCGTCGAAAATAGAAACAATTTGAAACTAAACTTTTAACTCTATTGGGAGAATATATATGAGTTCGTCTACATATCTTGATTTAACAGCGATGAACGCGGCACTTAAGGAACTCTATGACGGACAAGTCGTAGAAAACGAAGTGTACGCGGACAACCCTTTCCACGCTATGGTTCCTAAGAAAACTGACTTCGGCGGTAAATACAAACCAGTTCCCATTCAAACTGGCGTGTCGCAAGGCCGATCATCTGTGTTTGCAAACGCTCAGACCAACCAGTCTGCTGCTCAATTGCAAAGCTTCTTATTAACACGCAAAAGCGATTACTCCATTGCAACCATCGATAACCAAACGATGTTAGCATCTGCTACTGACAAAATGGCCTTCTTGGACGGTGCAAAGCTCGTTATCGACTCTGCTATCCGAGCCATCACCTTATCGTTAGCTTCTGCTGAAATGCGATCAGGTACTGGTTCCATTGGTCAAATCACCACCATTTCAACTGGCGTTATCACACTCTCGAGTGCTGCTGACGTTGTTCAGTTTGAAGTGAACATGGTTCTGCAAGCTAACGCTACTGACGGTGGTACACCTCGTGCTGCTCTCGGTTACGTTATTGCCGTAAACCGATCTGCTGGCCAACTCACTGTTGCTTCTTCAGGCTTAGGTGGCGCTGCTGCTACACCTTCAGGCTGGACAGCTAACGACTTCTTGCTTGTGCAAGGTGACGTTAATAACAAAATCTCAGGCTTCGCTGCTTGGCTCCCTGCCACTGCACCTACTTCTGGTGACAACTTCTCCGGCGTTGATCGCTCTGTCGACACTGTTCGTTTAGCAGGCGTTCGTTATGACGGATCTGCTCAGTCGATCGAAGAGTGCTTGATTGATTCAAGCGCACTTCTCGCTCGTGAAGGTGGAAAACCTGACGTTTGCGTTATGAACTATCAATCCTACGGCGCTTTGGAAAAAGCCCTGGGTGCAAAAGTTCAATACATCGACATGAAAGGCCCCGGCGAGATCGCTTTCCGCGGCATCATGGTTAACGGTGCAAGCTCAATGATTAAGGTATTCCCTGACAGAAACTGCCCTGCTCTTAAAGCCTACTTGCTCCAAATGAGCACATGGGAACTTGATAGCTTGGGTGATGCTCCTCAGATCCTCCGCTACGGCGATGGTCTTGAGATGCTTCGTGTTTACAACGCTGATGCCGGTGAAGTCCGAGTTGGTTACTACGCCAACTTAGCTACCCGTGCCCCAGGTTGGAACGCTAACTTGATCTTGAGTGCTTGATTAGAGTTTAAATTTAAGGGTGGGATATTTGGTCTCACCCTTCTTTTCGCCAGGGGGGCTATGGCGAATCGGAGACCGCCCACTAGCTTTAGCTAGAAAGGAAATGTTTTATGGCAAATAGGTATATGCAACAGTTTTGGAACTCTTTTATTAAAGGGAAGGCCAGTCTTTTTGGTCAAGTAGCCATTGGAGCTACTGGCGCTCCCACACTGAGTGCCATTAACTCAATGGGCATTACATCAATCACAAGAAACTCTGCAGGTAACTACACCATCGTACTTAACGATACATGGGTGAAGTTCTTAGGCTTTCACGCAACAGTCATTGATAGTGGAACACAAACCGCTGCTATGATTTATGTGGTGAGTGAAACCGTTGCTACCGCAGCTACTAAGAACATCGTAATTCAGTGCCAAGATTTTGCAGGCGCTGCTGTCGATCTTCGTAACGGTGCTACTTTGAGATTTGAAATTGTCCTTAACAATAGCACTGCTATTTAATAGGAAAGGGAAAATCTTATGGCAATGACTGCTACGATAGCCTCAGTTCCAGCTTCTGCTGCAAAGATTGGTCAAGAGATCAACTACGCTCTGACCATTTCTAACTCTGGTGGCGCTACTGTTAACGTGAACGTGATTGATCCTTTGGTTTACGTCACAGGTGCTCCGGTTGGCTCAATCGCTTGTTCAAGTTATGCAATTCAAAACTCCATTTCAGGTGCTGCAGGCCCTAAAGTAGTTTTGCCGGTAGCTGCTTCTGGAAGTATTGTTGTTAACTTCACAGTGAAGATCTTTGCCGCTGGCTCTTATTCGGTGGGTGCTGTTTGTTATAGCGATGACGGGTCTGTGTTTAGCCCAACCGCTGCAACAATGGCAATCACGGTGGTGAGCTAATATGGCAATGACAGCGACTATTGCGGTAAGTAGTGCGACCGCAAAACCTAATAAAGAACTCGTGGTTACTCTCACAGTTAGTAACTCAGGTGGGTCAGCTATCAATATGCAAAGTGTTCTGACAACTTGTGTGCAAACCGGTAACGCTGGAAGTATTCCAGCCGCCGCAGGCTTTGGTTTAGCCCCTCTTGGGCCGGGCCAAAACATCTCAGTGCCAGCTTCAGGGTCTTTGATCTTGAAATATGGCATTGTGTTCTTTGCGCCTAGTATTGGAACGACTTATTCTATTGGAGCAATTTGCAATAGCGCTGATGGGTCAGTATTCTCACCGACAGCGGCTACTTGCACTGTGAGCAGCTACCCATGATTATGCCTGATAAGAAAAAGATTGCAGCGATCATCATCTCTAAGATGAAACCTAATGGAACAGAGAACTCACAAGATATGGTTCCTAAGGATAAGATGCCTGAGAACTCTGATGCCCTAAAAAGCATAGCTGAGAGTCTTATCCAGAACATGGTGAGCCGGGACGCCTCGGGCGTCGGCGCGGCCCTTTGTGAATTCTTTGCAGCCATGGAATCTGCTGAAGATGAAGAGGAAAGTAATCTTAACCCAGAATTTGAATCGTAATTAGGGGGTATAGGGCATGGCAACGACAATGACGCTTGCGCAGTTACGTACGGCTGTTCGGCAACGGGCCGACATGCTCTATTCTCAATTTGTCACAGACTCTGAACTTAATTCTTATATTAATCAAAGTGCGTTTGAGCTTTATGACATTCTCATTCAGAAATTTGGGGATGATTATTATATCAAACAACCTGCTTACACTTTTCAGACTGATGGCACGAACTTTCTTTATGCTCTGCCTAGCGACTTTTATAAACTGGTTGGCGTTGACCTCGCCATTAACCAGTCGCCAGCTAGCTGGACTACTATTTGGAATTTTAATTTTGGAGCACGTAACGTTAACCCGGTTCCAAACGTACAAGGACTCTATGGGTTTTCTAATATTAGAGTTCGTGTTTCCGGTAATAATCTATGGGTTAGCCCTGTTCCTTCTGCTAATCAGACATTTCAGATCTGGTATGCCCCAAGGATGACAACCCTGTCAGCAGACAGTGACACGTTTGACGGGATCTCTGGATGGACGGAATACATCATTTGCGATGCCGCTATTAAGTGTAAAGATAAGCAAGAATCAGACACCCAAGTTCTTCTATTAGAAAAACAAGGCCTCATTCAACGTATTGAATCAGCAGCAGAGAACAGAAACGCTTCAGCCCCTGCGACTGTCATGGACAAGAGATCAAACGATGGCTACGGTTTCGGTGATGGTATGCAAGGTCCTGGGGGTGGGTTTTGGTATTAACATCAATCCCTGAAGTTCAGACAAATGATCGAACTATTAATAAGCTTCAAGACAATATTATCCCTCCACTCAACGTTATTATTAAAAATCCAATGACTAATGGTGTTTATTTAACAGAGCTAAGACTAGCTGCTGGCACTAATACGATTAATCATACCTTGGGTCGTAAACTTCAGGGATGGTTCCCTGTAAGGGTGAGATCTCAAGCCTTAGTCACAGATTTACAAGACACAAATCCGAACCCAACAAAGACGCTGATACTTGAAGCCTCTTCGACGGTTGTTATTGATATTTTTGCTTTTTAAAGGGGAATAGAAATGCCTACGACTACTACACCTTACATGAGTCTAATTTTGCCTGTTCCTACTTTAGAACCGGGGCCTACTTGGGCTGAAGAATTAGTAACAGCATATGAGACAATTGACTCTCATAACCATACATCGGGCCAAGGTGTGGCGGTTCCATCGACGGGCTTAAACATCAATGCTGATTTAAATATCAATAACTATAACTTTATCAATTTCAGAACCTCAAGATACCAAGACCAAGGCTCTTCATTATCTGACCCCACGGATGTTGGGTGCGTGTACATCGCAGGCGGAGATCTTTATTATAATAACGATACTGGTTTCCCAATTCAGATCACAGCCGGTAATGCTTTAAATGCGGCAAGTATCGGTGGGATTGGTGGGGATTACGCGACCTCGTCAGCTAGTGTTTATTATACGGCTGCGCAGACGACGTTTTACTTCACTCAAGCCTCAAATCAAGTTGCTTTATTAGCCGGTGGTGCATATTCTTTTTACGAAGATCTGCTTTCGGGGTTTGCAACAACTGTTCAAGCCTCACCATCAATTGCCGCATCATACACTCTCACATTGCCTACCGCGTTGCCTGCTAGTCAGGCAGTCCTGAGCTCAAACGCATCAGGAGTCATGAGCTTTGCCGTCGTAGACAATTCAACATTAGAGATTTCATCTAGCACGCTACAGATAAAAGACCATGGTGTGACACAAGTTAAAAAAGCTCTCATGTCAACAGGCACAACAGTAGGGGCAGGGAACTTAGCTATTAGTTCTGATTGCGGGAACTTTGCATCTAATACGACAAGTTATGTAGACGTTACAAATTTTGAATTAACGATAACGACAACAGGTAGACCTGTCTATATATCGACTATTCCATTAGCTACATCTGGCGCTAACGTAGGGTATTTTGAAATAGGTGGAACTAATACCACTGACACTTTAAATGCCTACGTAAAAATTTTAAGAGATGGTACTAAAATAGCTGAAACGTTATTCAGTTTTACTGGGCCATCAGGATCATTTCATTTTGATGTAACTTATCCACCGGCTTCTGTAATGTTTTTAGATGTAGTAACTGCTGGAACGTATACGTATAAAATGCAAGTATATGTGCCAGTATCAACGACAACTATTACCGTTAACCGTTGCCAAATGGTAGTGTGGGAAATTTAAATGGCTTTGCAAAAGCAAAACATTTCAATCCCTTTTGCTCAAGGGATAGACACCAAGACCGATGATAAACAAGTCGGCCCTGGTAAATTGCTTACTTTGCAAAACGCTCGCTTTATCTCACCCCTAAAACTTCAAGTCAGACCTGGGTTTGAAGCCTTTGGAAAGACATACATTGGCTCTTCGACAACCATAGATAAAGGGATTGCCCTTTCAACCTTTCAAGATGAGCTACTTGTAAGTGATGGAGCTAATATCAACTCCTATGATGAAGGCAATGACGCCTGGTCATTAAGAGGTAGACAGTATACAGTAGGGTTTGATGCAAAACCTATCTTGAGAAACAATTATCAACAAACATCTCAAGACTCAGCCATGCATGAGATTGGACTTCAGGTGTTTGCCTGGGAAGATTCGTCAGGTGGGGTTAGGTATTCAATCCTAGACATGAATACAGGCCTACAAGTTGTAACAAACGCCCTTGTTGACGCAACCGGCGTACAACCTAAATGTTATGCGTTAGGCAAATACTTATTAATTCTGTACGTTGACCCTATTAACAGTATTTTGAAATACAGATGTATTACAGTCACTAGTCCTACAACCTTAAATGCTGCAATTAATCTTCAGACTGATATTGACGGGACTAATTATAATTACGATGCGTCATTAGTCTCAGTAAGACTGATGGTTGCCTATAATAACGACACGGGTGGGATCACTTGCTTTTATTTAGACTCTTTTTTAGCTAAATCAGCTTCAAGAGTTATTGCAGGGCAAGTAGCCAGTGTTTGTATCAACGTGGTTGGGGATGCATCACAAAACGTATGGGTGAGCTTTTATAACGGGACGTCAGTTAAGACGTTTATTCGTGACTATAGCTTATCATCAACAGCTGTTCTTGCGACAACCACGGTAGAAACTCTAGCAAGTGTTAGAAACATTACAGCCAATGTCCAAGGGACCACAGGCACCATCATTTATGAGGTCAGTGCGGCCGCTACTTATAATCATTTTATTAGAAAAAACACGCTGACATTAGCAGGTGTTGTTGGGACGGCCTCTAATATTGTGCGCTCTGTAGGACTTGCGTCTAAATGTTTCTATTACAATGGTAACTTACTATTCCTAGCCGCGTATGAGAGCCCACTTCAACCAACGTATTTCTTTATTGATTCTACAGGCTATGTCGCTGCAAAAGTTTCCCCTCAAATAGCAGGGGGGCTTACTAAAAAAAGTATTTTGCCAGAGGTTAATGAAGTTTCAGACGGTATTTATCAAATCTCTTATCTGCAACAAGACTATGTCAGTACCGTAAGCGGGAATGTTTATTCTCTATTAGGGGTGATGCAGTCAGAAGTTAATTTTAATAGTGATGCGATTGTAAGTAGCTCACTTGGCAATAATCTTCATATGTCTGGTGGCTATTTAACGATGTATGATGGGGTGTCGATTGTTGAGCATGGCTTTCACTTATTCCCAGAGCCTGTTACCGCAAGCACAAGTGGTGCTGGAGGTAGCATTGCTGCCGGTACTTATTTGTATTCTGCTGTTTATGCTTGGACAGATAATTTTGGCCAAATACATAGGTCCGCTCCCAGTGTTCCGGTCTCTGTTACAACTACTGGCGCTACTAGTACTAATACTATTACTGTACCGACTCTTAGGTTAACAGCTAAGCAGGCGCCTGCATCACCTATTTCAATAGAGCTTTATAGAACTGAAGATGCAGGACCTATATTTTATAGAGTGTCGTCTGTTTCTTCTCTTACCTACAATTCAACAACAGCTAACACTGTTACTTTCACAGACACACTTATTGATGCAGATATTATTGGCAATGAGCAGCTCTATACGACTGGCGGGGAGCTTGAGAACATCGAAGCCCCAGCTTCACAGATCATGTTTCAGTATAAAAATAGAATGATTGTCATCCCAAGTGAGCAGCCTTTTTCATGGTGGTATTCAAAGCAAGTCATTCCAGGCTCCCCTGTCGAATTCTCAGATGCGTTTGTTAATAACATAGATCAGAGGGGTGGGCCTATTTCGGCAGGCGCTGTTCTTGATGAAAAGGCTATATTCTTTAAAGACTCTGAGATCTTTTACGTTGTAGGAGATGGTCCCGCGGCAACGGGTGCTAATAATGACTTCACACAAGCTCAATTAATAACAACGGACGTTGGGTGCTCTGCTCCAAGATCTGTGGTGAGGATGCCGTTAGGTTTAATGTTCAAATCTAAGAAGGGTATTTACTTATTAGATAGGTCTTTAAATGTTAATTACATTGGTAAAGACGTTGAGGCTTATAACCAAGATGCCGTGACGTCTGCTGTTTTGTTAGAGAACCAGAATCTTGTTAAGTTCACTTTAGATTCAGGCGTCATTCTTTGTTACGACTACTTTGTTGGCCAATGGAACGTTGATACAAATCTAAGTGGCGCGGATGCCACGATCTTTCAAAACGAATACACGTTTTTATGGCCCAATGGCATGGTTTATAAAGAAACGCCAAACGGGTTTACTGATAATGGCAACTTTATCAAGATGAAGGTGACAACAGCATGGCTAAGCTTTGCTGGCATTCAAGGGTTTCAGAGAATATGGAAGTTGTTACTTTTAGGCGAATATATCTCAAGCCACAGACTACGGGTCCAGGTAGCGGTTGATTTTAACGATGCTATCGTTCAAGAGACCTACATTGACGCAGGGGATTTACTAGCCACACCTAACTTCGGGTTACCAGATGATGAGAACTTTGGTGATGAGGCATACTTTGGTGGAGCACCTCAGACGTATCAATTTAGGATAGACATGACGAGGCAGTCTTGCCAGTCGATGCAATTTACAATCGAGAATGTGCCTGAAGTAACATATGGCAGATGTTTTTCTTTAAGCTCAATGGCCTTAGAAGCAGGCATTAAGGTTGGCCTGAACAAGATGGCTCAATCAAGGACGTTTGGTTGATGGTTAGGCTTTATGAAGAGACGGATTATGATCAAATTGCTAGTTGGTTCAAGCTAAGAGACATGAATGTTCCACGTAGAACATTTCTGCCTCCGGTTGGTTATATAAAGCCGGATGTAGCAGCGGGGTTTTTAGTGTCGTGTGATAATAATATGGGGATATTGGATTTCTATATTACTAATCCCACGTCTCCTAAAGAAGAAAGAAGTGCATCTCTTACTGAGATTACTTTGTCTCTTATTGGTCACGCTAAGTTTTTAAAACTCGAAGCATTAAAGGCTGACACGCAAGTCGAGGTAGTAAAAGAATTGTGCTTTAAACATGATTTCAAATATGTGGGTGAATATTCCACTTACGTTAGGGAGATATAACAATGGGTAGCGCATTAGGTGCCGTCGCTGGACCAGTAGCTGGCATTTTGGGTGGGATAGCTGGAAACAATGGAGCCTTTGGTTCTAAGAATACATTTAGTGCTCAATCGGCACCCCTTATCACTCAAGCTGATCTCAAAGAACAAATTGGCGCATCCCAATTAAGATACGGGGATACGTTCAATAATCAAAATGCTTTAGCTAGAGCGTTACTTGCTCAGTCACAAGGGCAGGGGCCATCGCTTGCACAGATGCAATTGCAGGATGCAACTAATAGAAATATTCAACAAGGTGCGGGGCTTATTAGTTCCCAAAAAGGGATTAACCCAGCGCTTGCTGCAAGACTCATTGCCAATCAATCAGCTAATGCTAACCAACAAGCTGCAGGCCAATCAGCTCAAGCAAGACTAGCTGAGCAGATGCAAGCCCAACAACAATTGCAAGGATTGTATGGCCAGATTGCAGGCCAAGAAATAAATCAAAACCAACTCTATCAACAAGCTTTAGCTAACCAAAACCAACAAGCCCTTGGGAATACTTCCCAAATGAATCAGTACAATGTAGGGACGGCAAAGCAAAATGCTGACTGGGGACAACAACTTCTAGGCGGTGTTACGAAGGGCATCTCATCTTCTCTTGGTTTGTCATCTACTCAGCCGGAAGAAAAGGCTATGGGTGGGGTCATAGAGGGGAAAGCTGAAGTTCCAGGAGATAGCCCTGTTAACGATAAAGTCCCAGCAATGCTAAGCCCTGGTGAGATCGTTATCCCAAGGTCGGCTGCTAAAGACCCCGAGAAAGCAAAAGCTTTCATTGACCATATTAAGAAAAGTAAAAGCTCTGAGTCATCTTCTTCTGATGAAGGGCCTAGTTATGGGAAACTTTTAGAACAACACCGTAAATTACAGCAACGCGTTCAAGATCTTGAGAAGAAAATAAAGGGGGCCTAATGCCTTATTCGTTAATTGATGAGGATGATAAGGTGTTTAAAGTTCAACATAAAGACGGATCTGTGTTTCCTGTTGCTAAACTTGGATTATCTAAGAAATTGCAGGACAAAATTAGAGCGATGAGTAAGCCTGAAAAAATGTATGATGGTGGGGTTGCTCAGAAAGCACCTGCTGATGAATTCGTATCAGGTCTGGACCAAAACCAGGCACCTAATTTAGGTGTAATGTCTAGTATGCCAGTAGTGCCAACTCAGGCAGAAACACCGATTATTGAACAGCCTGCCTTAGACCCAATAACACAAACAGGCCAAAGCGCTTATCAACAACGACTTGATTTTTTAAATCAAAACCTACAAGGCCTACCACCCGAAGAGCGCGAGAGACAAGCTCTTGAATATGGGATGCAGGCTAAAAAGATTGCAGAAAATCAGGATAAGGCGAAAAAGGTTTTCGACGAGAGAGATAAGCAATTAGCGCAAGCAAAATTAGAACAGGAAAATGTTCAAAGACAAGCCTTAGGGTTAGCTCCAAAAGTTCCAATTGCAAGTCTTTCTGCTTCCAATAACATGAGCCTCCCTAATGCGACCATTTCAGTGCCTGGAGCTGAAGGGCAAGTGATGCCCGATCAAGGCTTGGCACAACCTGTTGCCCCTGTGACGACAGTTGGTCCGATGGGCGCAACCTCTGGTTTAAATGATATGGCTTCAGGCCTTTCACTAAAGGCAAAGACGGAAGGCCAAATTGGAAACGAGCAATCAACTGTTCTAGATAAGCTTGCAACAGATTTAGCTGTTAATCATGCAGCTCGTGACGAGGTCAGATCAAAGATCGAGGCTCAGAACGAGGACCTTTATAATAAAATTCTTAATAACAAAGTTGAGCCGAATAGATATTGGGCCAATAAATCTACTGGCAACAAGATCGCTGCAAGTATTGCAGTAGCGTTAGGTGCTTTAGGCTCAGCGATGCTCAAAGACAATAAAAACGATGCTTTAGATATTATTAATAAAGCTATTGATAATGACATTAATGCTCAAAAAGCAGATATGAATAATCAACAAAGCCTTTACCAACAAAACCTTCAAAAATATAAAGATGTAACCTTAGCTGAAGAAGCAACCCGCCTACAATACAACGCCATTGCTCAAGCCAAAGTGAACCAAATTGGCGCTAAGTATCAGGGCGATCTATCTAAAGCTAATAGATTGTTATTATTAGGGCAGTTAAAAAGCCAACAACAAGCCGGAGCAGAGAAACTAACTGACCTTACCTTGCAAGCTCAATCGCTTTACGGCGGTGTACCTGCTAACTCTATGGCAGATTTAAAGTTACTCGTCACAGACCCTAAATATAAAGAACATAGAATTGTTGTAGGTAATAAAGTCTATCAAGCTTCAAGCCCTGATGACAAAAAAGTTTTAACGGATCTTCAATCAGAATATGAGCCTGTTAGAAGTATGGTTGCTCAGCTCAACGACCTACAAGGCAACCCAAAAACCCTTATAGGCGGGACGCCAGAAAACGAAAGAGCGCAAACAATTAGAGCGTTTCTAGTTCCTCGATTAAATAAAATGCATGGTTTGAATAGACTTTCTGAAGCAGACATTCATCTCATGAGCACTCAGTTAGCTGACCCTGCTAAATTTAAAGAGTTTATGTCAGGTAAAGCTAAGAATGATCAATTTATGCAGAACCTTAATGAGGACTTAGAATCTAATTATAAAAACCGGCTTGTTAACTATCGTGGAGCTGGAACTTATAAAACTTTTACACCTTTGAGATAAAATGGCAGACGAACAGTTTGGCGGCAAAGTACCTGTTATAAACCCCTACGGTCAATTCGGCACGATCGATGAGACTGAGTTGGGTCAAGCTGTTAAAGACGGTGGGTTTCGTGTTGCCACAGAGAATGAAATCAACAAATACGTCGATAAGAAAAAATATGGAGAGGGGTTTACCAACTCTCTTAAAGCTACGGCTTATGGTTTCTTAAGAGGAGCATCCGGCGGAGTATCAGATTACATTGCTAAAACAGGTCTTGCCGATATCGATGAGATGCGAGGCCTTAAAGAAAATAAACCCATCGCTAGCACTGTTGGTGAAATTGGTGGATTTGGTGCAGCTCTAGCAGTCCCTGGCCTTGGAGAAGAGGCGGCGGGAGCTAAGGCTTTAGGGGCTGCTGATCTTATAAACCCAGTTAAGGCAGTCTCAAAGCTTGGCCGGGCAACGAGTGAAGCGGCTCTGCCAGCCTTACAATCAGGCACGAAGTCCTTATTAGGAACAGGTGTCGGTAAAGAAACTGTAAGCAAGATACTTTCTCATGGAGCTGCTGATGCTTTAGGTTCGGCTGTAGAAGCTGGAGCACTAGGTTTAGGCCAAAGTGTTTCTGAACATGCCCTTGGTGACCCTGATCTTAACGCTGAAAAAGTTATGTCTAATGTCGGCTACAGCGCCTTATTTGGGGGAGCCCTTGGCGGCTTATTAGGCGCAGGAACCGAAGCTATTAAGGGGGCTAAGAACCCTTTCTCAGGCCGATTTATATCGGAACTCGATAAGCCTGGCGTAGAGATGGGAGATTTCAAGAGCATTATCAATAGCTCTGAAATGCCAGAGGTTGAGAAAAAAGGTATCTTGGACGGCCTTTTTAAGAAAAAGAAAAACGCTACGGAGATTGAACAGGCGGCCCAAGAAATAGGAGCCCCTGTATTAGAGAGCCAAATATCAGATAGTGTCGCTGTTCAAAAGGCGGATTCTGCATTAATCAATGGCGCCCCCACATACGCCGGCCTTAGAAGGCAGAGGCTAGCTGCAGATGGTTATAATAAAGCAACCGGAGCTATTGAAGGTGCTTTAGGTAAAGGCATTGATACTTCTGAAACAGCGATTGGGAATCAACTCAAAGAATCTCTGACGACAAAACTCAATTCTCAACGCAAGGTAATGGACGACCTTTACTCTAATATAAAGACACAGTTCCCGACCATTCCAGTAGATGAATCATCCCTTGTAAAGGGGGCTACCAATTTAACTAGCCTTCCTGAGTTTGAGCAATTTGCTCGTTTGTCGCCAAAGAACCCTAAATATAAGTTCTTAACTGAGACTTCTGAATTACTCAAAAATGCGAAAACTGTTGATGATATTAAGTTTCTATCTAAACAAATAGGCGATGATGTTTCTGCTCTTGGCAATACACCTGAGATGAAACGTTTGGGTGCGCTAGTAAGAAACGAATTAAAAGAGATAGAACAATCGTCTTTAGTTAAATTTGCTGATGAGAACGCATCTAAGTTTGCAAATCCAGAAAACATTCAGCAGCTCATGTTTGAACGCAAGATGGCTGATGACTCTTATAAAGAGTTTATAACTAAAGGCAAAGAGCTAGCCAAGGGTCTTGGTAAAAAGAAAATTTATGGTGCTGCTGATCTGGTTGATTTCATCGAAGAGATGAACCCTCAGCAATTAGCAAAAAAGTTATTTCAAGATAAGAACGTCGAATTTGTTCAGTTTGTTGGTAAGCATTTCCCAGAAGAAATGCAGATGGTCAGGGATTATCAGGTTGGTAAGATCTACCAATCTTCTATTAAAAACGGTGCGTTCAGTCCCGCTGAGGCGTTAAAGCAAGTTAATAACCTTCAGCCAGAAATTCGGGACGCTCTGTTTAGCCCAGCACAACTCAAGCAAATGCGAGCAGGGCAAACCTATTTAGAATCTCTACCTAAAAACTTTAACCCTTCAAATACAGATAACCAGAGAGTTTTTAGAGAGGCTTTTGAAATAGGTGGTAAAGACGCTCTAGGGTTAGCTTTGGGTGGGATAAAGGGACTCATTTTAGGCAAGGTCGGAGCCGAAGCTAGAGATCTGGCTCTTGAGCAGTTTGTAAAAACGTTTGGAGTGGATAAGTTAATAAAGCTTGAACGCGCTGGCCTTAAAACAAATAACGCTATAAATGATGCAGCCCAAAAGTTTTTTAAATTTGTACCCGCCAAACAGGATGTTTCAAGTTACATAGGCTCTAAACTAGGAACGAACTCCCCTGAGCATATAGAGAAATCTAATAAAGAGTTTGACCATATGGTCGCTCACCTCCAAGAGTTGCAAAACAACCCTTCTCAAATGATTGATAAATTAGAAGCAGCAACTAAGAGCGTATATGACGTAGCACCTAATTTATCAGGGAGCTTACAAGCTGGGACGATTAGGGCAACAGACTTTCTAATATCAAAGATGCCGTCTAAAGGTCATAAAAGAGCCTTGTCTCCGTCCTTTAAATTAAGTAATGCTGAATTATCAAAGTTTCAAAGATATATCAGGACAGTTGAAAAGCCATTATCAAGCCTCGATCAGTTAAGAAATCATACTTTAACCCCAGAGACCATTGAAACGCTGAATGTTGTTTACCCAAAACTATATGGGCATATGAAGTCAGTCATCACAGATAAACTAACTGATTTCTTAGCTAAAAATAAACCCGAACAAATTCCTTATGCGTACAAACAATCGTTAAGCTTTTTCTTAGGTGAAGATTTAATGGACTCTTTGGCTCAAGAAAACATTGCTTCTAACCAAATGGTTTTAGCAGGTAACGGGCAGCAGCAGGCTCAAAATCAAATGGACCAAAAGGTGAGAACGTCACAAGATGGTTTAAGTAAACTATCATTAGCTAATAACGCCCTTACACCAATGCAAAAATCTCAGATGAGGATGAGCTAATGTCGGGGCGCAAGAACACATTAGTTCCAATACCAGTAATCACTAATGGCGACATGTCAGGTAGTCTTACATCTCTTTCAACTAACATTCAGTATTTGGATTTCTGGAGCTTTGAGTTTGTAGCGACTGGATCTGCTGATGGTCAATATGACATTCAAGTAAGCCACGACAATTTAAATTGGGTTACTTTAAATCTGCCGGTTACAGCAGCTATCATAGCTGGGTCTCCTAACCCAGTTATTATCGCTAACACTGAGGTTGTACCTGAACCTTATGTTCGAGCAATTTACACGGCTACATCTGGCACTGGCACTCTTAACGTCACACTTACAGCAAGGCAGGGGTAATAAATGGCAAGTTTATATATTAATTACCCTGGTTCTTCAGGTGGTGGCGGGTCTGGGACTGACGTCAATATTCATGACTCTTCTGGGAATAATATCATCAATGGCCAAAAGACCATGGCCAACTCCGTCCCTGTGGTCATTGCAAGTGATCAAACGGCTATTCCTGTTTCATTCACACCAGCATCAACTCAAGACGTCAATTTAACGAAAGTTGGTGGGAGTGCTGTTGCTTTAGGTCAAACAACTTTAGCTAACAGTATCCCGGTAGCGATTGCTTCTAACCAAAGCGCTCTTTCCGTATTAGCAACACAATTAGGGGCATGGTCAGTAGGCCGAACGTGGACCTTATCATCTGGGACTGACAGCGTTGATGTTAGCGGTTCAACGATTACAGTTTCAGGCACTGTAGCGGCCACCCAGAGTGGAACATGGAACATAAACAACATCTCGGGGACGATCAGCCTCCCTACAGGTGCTGCGACAGAAGCGACCCTAGTGAAATTACCACTGGCGCAAGGCTCCACCACCTCGGGTCAATCTGGAGTGCTAGTACAAGGCGCTGTAACAACTGCGGCACCATCTTATTCTACCGGGCAAACCAGTCCCTTATCGTTGACGACGAGTGGTCTGCTTCGGGTGGATGGGAGTGGCTCGACACAACCGATATCGGGAACCGTCACAGCTAATCAAGGCGGCGCTCCGTGGTCTGTTAACCAAACCCAATGGAATGGCGTATCTGTTTTAACGGGTAACGGGGTTACCGGCACTGGCTCTGTAAGGGTGACGATTGCATCTGACAATACGGCCTTTGCTGTTAATGCCACCTTGCAATCTGGAACTAACACGGTTGGCTATGTTCTAGCTGCAGCTACATCATCGTCGACAAACACACCGACAAGAGCAGCTAGTACTGCGTATGAAGCTTCTCGAGTTGCTAAAGCTTCGGCTGGGAACCTTTACCGAATCACAGGTTATAATTCAAAAACATCATCTCAATTCATTCAGGTACATAACACTTCATCTTTGCCTGCTGACGGCGCTGTGCCTATTTTTGTATTCACAGTACCTCCCTTATCAAACTTCTCTTTAGACTTTGGAACATTAGGGGAAGCTTTCTCTACTGGCATTACTGTGTGCAACTCATCGACAGGCCCGACAAAGACGCTTGGGTCTGCAGATACCTGGTTTGTGATTAACTATGCTTAATACGACGCCTAACGTTTCAGATATTAAAGTATCGACTTCTCGAATCTCGGGTGAAGTCACACTTGTTGCCGGTACAAACATCACCCTCACACCTTCAGGTCAGCAGATCACTATAGCTGCAAGTGGCGGCGGAGGTGGTGGGATCACCATTGGCACAACTACAGTTACCTCCGGTACGGCATCCAGAGTTTTATATGAAGGCACCGGGAACGTCGTACAAGAGGATTCAACTTTTAGCTTTGATGACACAAATAATATTCTTTTCGTTCCTGAAGTGGCTGGTGGAAGTACTAGTTCAGATAATTTAATGGTAAGTGCCTATTCTCCCACTTTTTCTGACACCAATACTGGCCGCATTCAAATAATGGAGCGGATGACGTTTAGCTCAAGCTTTACTGTTGCTGGGGCATCTTTATCGACAGATTTTATCAGCGGCTCTTTTACTATTACATCTGCAACGGCAACTATTAATATTTTTACAGGATTTAGATGGGCTCCAATACTTAGATATGGAGCATCGCAAGTTTACTCTGCAAACCCAGCGTTCGTTGCTCAACCAACATACAGACCTACGGCTGCGGTAACAGATACCGCGAGTTTTACTCAATGGGGAGGCTATCAATCTGCTCCGCTCTATAGTCCAGATATATCAAGCGGAACCGCTACAACTCCGCAATTATTTGGATATAATTCTGCTCCCAGCTCTAAACGATTTAATGCTGGGACTGTAGTTGTAACCACTATCATGGGTTACGCCACATACAAGATGCCTATCCCTTTAACAAACGATATAGAAACCACAACATCTACAGACTTAATTCATTTTTCAGCGGGAAATCCCGCCACATCTGGTTTTACTTTAACAAATAACAAAGTTTTATATGTCCCGGCTTTAAACGTAGGCACAAACAGATTTGGAGTTTATTCAGATTTAGCTGCTTCCGCAAATAACTGGTTCATTTATGGCGCCGCAGACGCTCAAAGCTCACATGAAGGACTATTTAAATTTGGTGATAACGTTGCACCCACAGCACTCGTCCATACAACTGGATCAACTACAGCCAGGGCTTCGATGCGAGTTGAAGCTGGCACTGCTCCAACAACACCAAACTCTGGTGACGTATGGCATGATTCTACACGTCAATGTTTTATGGTTTATTGCGGTGGGATGTCTTTGGGTGTCACTAAAATTATGTTTGCCGCCACTGCTGCTGGGACTGTAGGAAACACTACGACAGAGACAACATTAGCTGGATCTGGTGTTGGGACCCTGACTATGGCTGCTAACTTTTTGACTGTTGGTAAAACGTTCAAAGTTAGAGCATGGGGAGTTTACAGCAGTAAAGCTGCCCCAGTTGGAGCTTTAACATTTAGACTTAAATATGGAACAACAACTTTAGTAACATTAGCACCAACAATTACGGCATCTTTAACAAACCAAATGTGGGAAGCAGAGTTCGATTTAACATGTAGAACTACTGGGGCTACTGGGACGGTCTTTGCGCAAGGGGAAATACAAGTCTTTACGTCAACCACTGCAAGTGGTTTTATAGTTTCTGCTCCTACTGCAACAGTCACAATAGATACTACAGCCTCTAGCAAATTAGACATTACTGCTCAGTGGGCAACCGCTAACGCAAGTAACACTATAACTAGCAACATTTTCACAGCCGAGGTTCTATACTAATGCCTATTCAAGATTTCACTGATAATGAAAAGCAAATACTTCAATCAGCAGCATCTGAACTACTTACCAGTTCTGACTTTGCGGCCATACAATTAAACATGACTAAGGCAGAGCAGAAGGCAGCTCATGTGGATAAGATTGATCTTCAGGTAGCTCAACTTCAGGCTAAGCTCGACAACGTTGATTTAATTGTAGCGGGGATTAAGACACAGATATTAACTGAGTGTAATACCAAAAAAGCTGTTTTATTAGGATTAAAAGCTAAAATTTTAGACACGCCAGAATAAAGGAGAATGTATGACCAAAGAACAAGCAGAAAAAACTCTTCAAGACGTTTTAGA